CGAACGCCGCGGCACGCAGGAACGCCTCTTCACGGGGGATCTGATCCGGCTGCCGTGGCTGCGCATCCTCGCCAAGATCGCGTCGCGGAACATCAAAATTTGCTGTATTCCCGTGAGCGCCCTGGCCTTTAACTATCTCAAGCTCGAACTCAACAAGATCAGAAGATCGGGCCCAGAGAGTGCCACCTGGCATGGTAAAACCAGGTGGTGGCTGTCAGACTCCACAATGCAGGTGTCTGGCGAGGAACGTGCGCAGCGTCTGGTGTCGCATATCATTCGAGACCACACCCAGACGCATGCTTTCGATTCGACACCCCGGAGGAAGGTCCCGAAACAACAGAAACATCACGACCATTCAGTCTTCCGACGTCTCGCGCAGAACTTTGTACCACCAAGTGCAGGGGAGGCGGACGTGTCGAAGAACTCAAGTAACCATCCACTCGCTGGTTCGATGCGCAAAGTTGGCGTCACAGCGACACGCAAGGCGCTCTCAGACGCCGGGTTCCGCCAGTTTGATCCAAGCAAGTGCGGAGCAGCGCGTGACAATGCTGCCGAAGGTCGTCGTGAAGTCTACGACATCAAGGACCTGCAGCAGATAAACCCGGATGGTGAATTCGAACCCGGCATGGTGTACACGTTCAACGATCAGGACATGTTCATCAATAGCTTTGCACGCTTCGCCGGTGAGAACATGGTTATCATCACCCCAGAATATGACAAGCTCTCGGGTGTTGGTACCGACTCCGTGTGGTACTATACGGTATCAGCGCTTGGTGACGTGGTGGTCACTGAGCGCGTTGCAACCGTCAATGGCGCGACTTATCACTCCCAGCGCCCTTGGGACTACGCGGCGAATGACTTTATCTACATCGAACACTCTGGTAAGGCTGCCTTCACGACGTACAACGTCTGCATCCACTACCAAGCGGGCTCGCACCACAAATGGGTCTTCTTGGCACGCAACACGACAACTAGTTTGTCAAAGTCAGTTTGCGATATGATGCTGCAGGTAGCGCAGAGCGAGCCCCTGATTGGCGTTCCGCTGCAAAAGGCGAGCAACGTTGTCGTCGTCCAAGGGGAGTCAAAGTCCAAGCAGGAGACGTTCCTGATGGGCTTGTTCGGTGATCCGAGGTGCCCGACGTATAGCATCAAGTACGCTTACGACACGGGCCCGGAAACCTCGATGGAGCTAACCGAGAACCAATTCCGAGTCTTCTCACTCATGGGGAAGAACCGCCCGAAAGGGTACGGCGTCTCGGAGGTAAAACGCGTCATGCAGATGCACACCATATGGCGGCCTGGAGGCCTGGAGCCATTGCTGGTGGCGTTTTTCGGAATCCCCATCGAGTACCGACCTCGTCCCAACATTATGTACACTGGTCAAGCGGGGTCACTTGACGAGGAAGTTGCCGAGGAAGGTAATGCTGTCGATGCCGCACCAAACGTGGCAGGCGGCGGCCCTGGCGTAGCTGATACGAAGTCCAGCGCTGCGCACGACGCGTACGAACAGAAGCGTCTGAAGGAGTATGCCAACAACAAAGACCCTGTCAAGAATATCAAGGACATCGTCAACATGCTTCTACCACGCTTCATCGATCAAGTGTCTCGCGAAACCGGCATCGCGAAGGCATCGGTTACTCTTGTGGATCGCAATGTAATTTACAGACGGCGAACCCAAGCGTTGCAAGCCGCGCGTCTCAAACGCAAAGCCGAACTGGACGCCCGCGAAACGGTCCCAAAGACAAATCTCAAACATGAAGTCGGACCGAAAGCGAGCGCTGCGCCGCGTGGAATTACGCAGTACACTGAGGAAATGGCCATCCAGACTGGACGAGTCGGCCTTCTTGTCAAAGAAGTACTCAAGCACTGCGAGTTCTACCAACCTGGTAACTCTCCCGCTGACATTGCTGCCTCGATTCGCAAACTCACTGAGATCGCGCTCGAGGCTGCCAATGCAGAAAATGCCGGGTCTTCGCCGAAAACCACTGCGGAGGCCAAGCACAAATCGGGTGCGAACGTGAGCGGCCTACACGACACGGACTACTCCAAGATGGACGAGACGATCAGTGAATACATTTACTCCTGGTTCGTCGAGTTCGTCATGGCGTTTGTTCACGAATCTGACCGCAAGGAAGTGGAGGAAATTCTTGCGGCAAACGTGGACTTCACTACCATGCTCAACGGAAAGCCTATCAAAGTTGGCTTCAAGAACAACAGCGGATCTGGAGTTACTACCGAGCTCAATACCTTCATTTCCGCATTCGTTGAGTTTGTGTCGACGTGTATCTCAATCGCGATCGTCACATATCGGTTGCGTCACAACAAGGAGCTAAAGTTGGCCGACATCTCAAAGACTGCCATCCGTACCGCGCTCAAGGACTACGCGGGACGTTTTGAACTCACCCATCTCTACTGGGGTGATTTTATGTTCAGAGGCAATGATGTCGACATCTACAGCATCCCCTACGCAGTCATCGGCGGCAAGTTTGGCGACGACGGCGTGGCAGCACATCTGCCTGGCATTCCCGATGAGGATTGGGAGGCCGCAGCCCTTTTCTTCACTCGGGCTATTGGCATGGTGCTCAAGGTGACGTTTTCGCGACCCGAGGATGGAACATTCTTCTTGGGTCGTTACTATCCGAAACCGCTGGAGTCGCTCGCATCGTATGCTGACGTGCTTAGGGCACTACGCAAAATTTCCGTCGCCCGGAACTCAGATGTCGAGAAATACAAGATGAAACTCTACGGCTATTGGACAACCGATTCACAAACACCTGGAATCCGTGAATACCTGATCGCTGTCGCAAAGATGTACAACGTCGACCTGCACGCCTATGAGG